TTTTAGATGTTTACCCGTGGTTACAAAGTTATCTTGGAGCATATATGCTAGGTGGAGCAGGATCTTATCAAATGAGGGTAGTTAGAGGGTAATGGCAGGTCAACTAGATTCATTATTGAAAAGTGTTGCTAAAGATGTTGTTTCAACTCTTGGATCTGCACTTGATACTTCTATTACTTATACAAAAAAAGCATCTGGAAGTTATAACACAAGTACAGGTGTTTATACAACAACTGATACTAATTACAGTATTAGTGTCCCGATTGAATTTATTAATTCTCAAGAAGATTTAGGAAAAGAAACTAGAGAATTTAAAACATATATAACACCTGATTTAATAGGAGATAATCAACCTGATCTTGATGATGAAATTACATTAACTTACGCAGGATCAACTAGAGTAGCAAAGATAGTTAATATAAATACATTACAAGGTGGTCAAACTTATTTGTTCACTATTATTGGGAGATTTTAATGGCAAAATCAGATCCTAATGCCTTAAGTAATGCTATTGCCTCAACAAGAGGTGAATTAAATACCCAACTTAATAATTTAATAGATACTATACTCGATAAAGAAAAAGGACTACCTGAAGCAAGTCCTCAATATTCTGGTTTTTTTGCTTCTAGCTGGCAAGTAAATACTTATAGACCTTTAGCTACTGAAGAAATACGATCTCCATGGTTAGAAAGAAAAAAACAAAAAGATAAAAACAGAAATTTACCATCTATTATTGAACCTAGATACCCTCGTACCAAAAGATATAAATTTGGAGATACAATATTTATAGGTAATAGGGCTGAGTATGCAAGATACGCACTAGGATCTGCTAATAGTCAGATTATGCCTTATTTGGAAAATATAACACAAGTTATTGATGTTGTATTTGGTAGTAGTATGACTCAACCAGATGTAAGAGTAGCTGGAACTCAAGTATTACCGCAAGGAGTTGAAGGAGGTATAGATGCTCCAGCACTAGGTTCAAGGTACATTAAATTATGACTTTAGTTAATACAAGAGCAGCTTTTGAAAAAGCTATTACAGATGCGGTTGCAGCAGCAGATAATACTGTAATTTTGACATACGATAATGTTGCTTTTACAACTCCAGGTAAAACTAAAAAGTATATAGCAACTTCTATAACTTTTAGTCAGTCAACATTACAGGCACAGGGAGGAGCAGTTGATTATTATTCTGGTGCTGTTCAATGTAATATTTATGTTCCTAAATCAAAAGGAACTTCTGTTTTATCATCTATAGGTGAAGCTGTAATTGATGGTTTATCTTCAATAAATGCTTCTAATTATTCAGATCCTTTTTCCTGCTCTCCTAGAGTTGGAGAAATAACTGGCCCGATTCCTGTAGAAATAGAAGATCGTTCACATTTCTTAGGAATTGTATCCTGTTCCTTTTTTGCAAATAGCTAGTATACTAATAATAGCTATACAATAACATGACTAGAGCAGTTGATCTCCTTAAAAACAAATTTGGTGTAGGCCAACTATACAAATATGATATTAAGGACAATGATGAAATTATTCTTACTATTCATTGGCATCCATTAACTATTGCTGAACGTGAAATGATTCAGAAGAAAAGTGGTGGAATTGAAGATGCAAATGATTTTGCTTTACAACTAATGATTGAAAAAGCATTAGATAAAGATGAAAAAAGATTATTTGCTGATGGAGATAAAGCATCTTTAAGACGAGAAGTTGCTGCTTCTGTTTTACAGGAAATTCAGTTAGCTATGTTGGAAGCTGGTGCAACTAAGGGGGTTGAAGAGGCAGAAGCCGATTTGAAAAGCTAATGGCGATTGGATGTTTATATATTCACTTGCTAATGAATTAAAAAAGACGGTTCGTGAATTATGTGATTCTATGACTCTTGAAGAGATGATAGGTTGGGCTGCATATCATAAAATAAAAAATGAAGAACAAGAAAGAGAAATGAATAAAGTTCGTAGTAAGTAAGGTTTTTTGCGTAAAAAACGGTAGAATAAAATATAAGTTTGTCTAACTAGGTCGAAATGGCAGTTAAAACGATTGATCTTGTTATAAATACGAGTCGTGGTGAAAAGAATGTAAAGCAACTTCATCAGCTTGCAAGGCAAGTAGAGAAAGTCTTTGGGAATATTAATAAGTTAAAGATAAATATAAAGACTGACCCTGCAAAGAAAGCTATAGAAAAATTAAATGCAGAGTTAACAAAAGGTAAGGGAATAGTTGATAACTTTATGGACACTAACAAACCTAATCAGTTTGCTAGAAAAATATCTACTATAAAAGAAGAGATGGGCCTTGTTAGGAAGGCATTTGATGATTCCGTAAAAGCAACAGATCGGCAAAGAGCAGCAACAACTTTATTAGCAGGAAATTTTAAAGCATTAAGATTGGAAGCTGCTGCCTTTGCTAGAGCAAGTGGTGCAGATCCATCTAAAACGATAGGAAGTGTTGGTGCAAGATTAAAAGAAATAGAAAAGTTCCCTAAAACAATAATGGCAGGGAATCAGGCAATGAATATGCTCAAGCGTATGCAAGAGTTAACTGTTGCTGGTTCTAAAGATTTTTTATTAGTTAGCAAAGCAATAGGAAAACAGTTAGAAATAAATGCAAATATTCAATTACAAGCAAAAAGGGCTGCTACTCCTATGCCAGTTGATCCATTTAGGATTACACAAAAAGCCTTACCAGCAGCAGGTGAGACAAGTGGGACTTTCCAAATTCCTTCTGCTGCATCAAGTCAAATAAAAGCTATAGCAAAATCAACTAAAGAAAGATTAAAGGCAGAAAAAAAAGTTACAGAGGAAGCAAATAAACAGTTAAAAAGAGAAAGAGACAGAAAGAAAGAAGCTCATAGGAGAGTAAGAAATATAGGAAAGATTAGACGAGGAAGGATGCAAGAAAAGATGTTGGGTGCAGGTTTTCCTTTGTTATTTGGTGGTGGGGCAGGATCAGTTGCAGGTAGTCTTGCAGGTTCTATGTTAGCTCCTCCTGGAATGGGTTTTGGAGCACAGATATTAGGTAGTGCTGTAGGTACTGTTCTTGAACAGAATTTACAAAAAATTCAAGCTATTGGTAACGCAACTAAAATTATTAATTTAGATGCTTTGAAGGATTCTGGAATTAGGGTTAATGCGGAATTAGAAAAAACTGTAAATCATTTGAAATTAATTAATGAAGAACAAAAAGCACAGGAACTTATAATGAAAGAAGTGGCAAGACAAACAGGAACGGTAGAAGGTACTAATGAAGATATTGCAGATCTTATTAATTTATTAGGAAAAGAATGGGGTAGTTTTACGGCATTGATTTCCTCAACGCTTGGTATGCTTTCTGTTCCGTTTATAGCAGCTTTAACTGGAATTTTATCTCTTGTTAATCTTATTCTTAAAGGGGTAAATTATATTATTTCTGGTATTGGTTGGTTACTTAAAAAATTAGTTGAGTTTGTTCTTGGAGAAACGATTGTTGCAGGAATATTACGTTATGTTCTTAAGTTAGATGACGCTGCTCAAGATTTACTTAAAAAAATGGATGATTTCCATAGGGATATAGAAGAGCAAAGAATGGCAATTAAGGAAAGAATTGCGTTAGGAGAAAAAGAGGCAGCTATTTTAGAAAAAATTAGAAAGACGGCAACTGAGTTAGGAATTGATAAAAATAGTAAAGAATATGTAGATTTAGATAATGCAATTAGAGGAATAGCTGCATTAGAACAACAAGAAGAATCTGTAAAACGATTAAGGGACTTATATAAAAGTCTTGGACAAACTATAGAAGACGGGGTAGTTAATGCAATACAAGCTGCAATAGATGGTACAAAAACTCTTGGAGATGTAGCTCGTAGTGTATTCCGTGAATTACAAAGGTCATTAATTAGATATAGCGTTAATGCCTTATCAAGAAGTATATTCTCATTTAATCCTATGGAAAATGCTTTATCTAATGAAATTACCTCAGATGTGACAGATTCCGTTACTACTTCATTTGGGGAGTTGCCTAGTGGGACTTTTTCTAATTCTGGGATTAATCAATTTGAGGGTGTGCCTAATTTACCTTATCTAAAAGCTGATGGTGGTTCAGTTAAAGGTGGTAATGATTATATTGTTGGAGAACGTGGCCCAGAATTATTTAGTCCAGGGGTTTCTGGAATGATTACACCGAATCATATGCTTGGCGGTTCAACTAATGTAGTAGTAAATGTAGATGCGTCTGGTTCTAGTGTCGAAGGTGACGATCAAAGAAGTAGAGAATTAGGACAAATGCTTTCTGCTGCAATCCAATCGGAATTAATTAAACAAAAACGACCAGGAGGATTATTAAGATAATGGCTACTTTTCCCTCTATTAATCCAAATTATCAAGCTCGTAAGACTACAGCACCAAGAGTAAATGTTTCTCAATTTAATGATGGTTACCAACACAGAATAAAGTTTGGATTAAATACAAAACCTTATGTTTGGTCTTTAACTTTTAATGTTTCAGAAACAGATTCAGATACTATAGAAACATTTCTTGAAGCTAGAGCAGATGATGGTGCTTCTTTTGATTGGACTCCTCCTGGTAGTAGTACACAATATAAATGGATATGTTCTGCATGGACTAAGACAATACCTTATAAAAATAGAGCTAAATTAAATATGGTTTTTCAACAAGTATTTGAACCCTAATGGCTACTCCTGTATCAGAGCTACAGAAGATAAATCCTAGTAATATTGTTGAATTATTTCAACTACAACTAGATACCACAATTCATG